TTCAGGAACAATCGTTGTTTCTGCTGACAGTGACCAAAACCTTCAAATGAAAACTGCTGGTAGTGGTGACATTGAGTTCAACCCATCAGGTACAGGTATCATTCAAGCAAAAGGTACACTTCAAATGCTTGATGGTGAGTTAATCACCAACAGTGCTGGTAATGCAGTTGCATTTGGTAGTGGTTTAGAGTCAGATTCACTTGCATCAAGAAGTTCAGACACTAACTTAGTATTGAGTGGTAATGGAACAGGTATTGTTACTGTTAATGACTCTTTAACAGTTACTGGAAATCTTACAGTTTCTGGTACAACAACTACAGTTAACTCTGAAACAATTTCACTTGCTGATAATACAATCGCATTAAATAGTAATTTCACTTCAGGTACACCAACAGAAGATGCTGGTTTGAGTATCACTAGAGGTAGTTCAACAGCAAAAACATTCTTATGGGATGAGACTAATGATAAATGGACAGTTGGTTCAGAAACTATGGTCGCAGCAACTTTTGAAGGTGCATTAACAGGTAATGTTACAGGAGATGTAACAGGTAATGCTGACTCTGCAACTGCTTTAGAAACTGCAAGAACTATTGGTGGAGTATCATTTGATGGTACTGCTAATATCAACTTGCCTGGAGTTAACACTACAGGTGATCAGGATACATCTGGTAATGCAGCAAGTGCTACTGTTCTAGAAACTGCTAGAACTATCGGTGGTGTATCTTTTAATGGTAGTGCAAATATAGATCTTCCTGGTGTTAACACAACAGGTGATCAGAATACATCAGGAACTGCTGCTGCGTGGACAACAGCAAGAACAATTACATTAGGTGGTGATTTAACAGGTAATGTAAGTGTCGATGGTTCTGCTAATGCTACTCTGACTGCTACAATCGCAGCCAACTCTGTGGCATTGGGTACAGATACAACAGGTAATTTTGTTGGTGGTATCTCAGGTACAACTAACGAGATTGAAGTATCAGGTTCTGGTTCAGAAAATGCTACTGTAACAATCGGATTACCAGATAATGTGACAATAAGTGGAACTTCTACCTTAACAGGAAAAGCAACTACAGGTTTTACAACAATTGGTTCTAGTGATGGTGCTTTAAGAAATACATTTATCCATTCTGCTGCTCCTACATCAGGAGATGGTGCAGTTGGTGATGTTTGGATTACTTACGCATAATTCTAGACGACTAAATATAGGTTAATATGGCAAAGTCTTCGCAGGTTAAAACTCCGACTGGTTGGTCAAGCACTAGTGGGGGATGGGTTAAAACAGGTCCAGCAACATGGTCTGCTGTAGAGGGAATTTATGTAAAGACCCCTACAGGTTGGATTCAATCGTCTGGTCAATTCCCAGCACAACAACCTGCGCAGAGACCTGCTACAGGTACAGCACCTATACAACAACCATATCAACAGAATTATACTTCTACTAGACCTGCTACAGGAACAGCACCTGTTCAATCTACTAGACCTATACAACAACCTTATACTGCTACAAGACCTGCTACAGGTACAGCACCTATACAACAACCATATCCAGCACAAAGACCTGCTTCTGGACCACGTCCAGCAACTGGAACTTATCCAGCACAAAGACCTGCTTCTGGACCAAGACCTGCGACTGGTACTTATCCTGCTCAAAGACCTGCTAGTGGACCAAGACCTGCAACTGGAACTTATCCAGCAGTAAGACCTGCAACTGGAGTTAGACCTGCTACAGGTACATACCCAGCAGTAAGACCTGCTACTTACCCAGCACAAAGACCTGCTACTTATCCTGCTCAAAGACCTGCGACTGGTGTGAGACCTGCTACTTATCCAGCACAAAGACCAGCAACATATCCTGCTCAGAGACCAGCAACATATCCAGCACAAAGGAATGCTGGTGGACAAAGACCTGCTGTAAGACCTGCGACTGGTACAACACCTGTACAGGGTCCAAAAGGTGCAGTACAAACTCCATATCCGTTCCAGCAACCATACCAGCAGAACTATGCATACCAGCAGAATTATAATGTTGCATTCCAGCAAAACTATAATGTTGCATTCCAGCAAAACTATAATGTTGCATTCCAGCAACCTTATGGATATCAACAGAACTATCAAGTTGGATTCCAGCAAAACTATCAAGTTGCATTCCAGCAAGCATACAATGCTCCATATGGATTCCAACAACCTTATGGGTTCCAACAACCTTACAATGCACCATATCCATTCCAACAACCATATGGATACCAGCAGAACTATAATGCACCTTATCCGTTCCAGCAACCTTATGGGTATCAACAAAACTATAATGCACCTTATCCGTTCCAACAACCATACGGATATCAGCAAAACTATACATCGACTGCTGCTAACCCAGTGCAACAACCTTATGGGTTCCAACAACCATATCCAGCGACTAGACCTGCGCAACAACCATATGCTTTCCAACAACCATATGCTTTCCAACAGCCATACCCAGCACAGAGACCATCAACTAGACCTGTACAACAACCATATGCTTTCCAACAGCCATATCAGACTGTAGTACAAAGATGGGATGGAAATGTAAATTGGCCATCACAACCAATTACATAAAATCCACTAGTCGAAACTGTCTAAATATAGTACAATATACTACTATAGGAGAATTATATTATGATCGCATTCATTTATACACAAGATAACATTTTAAGACTCAGAGACCAGAGAGGACTCAAGTGGGAGTACGATGGGGCAGATGCTCCAGATCTAGGTTTTGAATATGATTATCTGATCTATGATGATCAAAAAATTAAAGTTATCTTAGAAAGAGATAAAGATGGTAATCCAACAGGTGAAGAAAAGATCACTGATCTCAATAATGAAGAAATTGATGCTGTAGAAAATTATGTCATGTCTTCTGAACCACCTGCCGATATAACATTAAATCTGCAGTATGCACATGATCTATTTGATGCCACTCATATGAACATTAATGAGATGTGTAATAGAATGAGATTTCCAAACATCTATGAAGCATTAACAGCAGGTAGAGAGGGTTCTAATCATCCCTTTAGATCTGATGCTAGAAGATGTTTAGAATTTTTTGATCAGGCATGGCAGATTTATGAGCAACTAAAAGTTCAAATTATGTCAGCACCAGAGGATCAACTGCATCCTTTTGATCATTACATGAGAGAAAGTTTAAGACCTGTCAATACAGAATTTCTATCTGCTTCAGACATAGAGAAGTAATATGGAAATCATCTATCACGATGAACCTTTTAAAATTAAAGAACTTCCTTTAACGGATATTCATGTTATAGACAATTGGTTATCACCAGACATTCATAATTGGTTTGATGATAAATTGCGCAATACCTCTAAATGGAATCAAACCAATCAAGTCACCAGAGAAGGTGAAGTTCGTCACAAGTTTTGGGGTGTAACATTTTATCGAGAGAATTATCAACTTGATGAAATGCAAGATCATGGTTGGTGGATTCGTACATTAGATAATAGATTACAGCAAGAATTTGGATTCAAATGGGTAAGGTTTGACTATGCAGGAATGAATGGGCAGACTTTAGGATTACAGGGTACAGTGCATGAAGATTGTGCACCCGAAGATGATAGAAACCTTTCTTTTCTTTGGTACAACAACTTATTCTGGAAAGAAGAGTGGGGAGGTCCATTGAGAATTTATAATGAAAATGCTAGTGGGTTTGTGGGATTTAGTGAAGATCTACTCAAGCATCAGATCTTAGAAGTTCCTTATAAACCCAATAGATTATTAGTATTTGATGGTAGAATACCTCACAGTGCTGATGCTCCTGTAAATACTACCTATCACAACAGACAATCTTTAGTGATAAGGGGAAGTGAAGTTGAATTATATGATGAGAGTTTAGACTATGCCACAGATTGAATTTGTAACCTTTGATGAAAGAGTAAAAGAAGATTTTCAACCCATTCCAGCATCTGAGTATAAACCAGATTGGTGGAAAAAAACTAAGATTGTTGAAGATGTAGGTGCTGGTAATGGTCCAGGATCTACAATAAGATCTTGCCCTGCTATGGCAGATGTATTGAGTACAGGATATTATGTTGTAGCAGTAAGAGACATGTATGTAGAATACAATGGTGACGATCCAGCAAATCGAAAATCAGATTTTAATATGCGATGCCCACATCATGAAGTATGGGAATCTCAAACACATCCCTTCGCTCAGTTTGCCATGATGCCTGGATACATAAATGATGCGATCAAAATGAGCATGCCTTTTTCAGTACGAACACCTAAAGGTTATTCTACATTATATTTGGATCCTTTTCTATTTTGTAATGAATACATATCAGCATGGCAAGGCATCATAGACACAGATGATTTTATTGGTGGTGATCTAAATGCTCAATTGATAATGTATCCAAAAGTTCGTAAAAGTTTTATAATACCAGCAGGAACTCCTATCGTTCAACTTATTCCTTACAAGAGGGAGAAGTGGACTTCTACTACCAGAGTGGATTACAAAGATTATTGGAAGAATGCAAAGAATGAAGAGTTTGCAAAATACAGGGAGGATCATCCTGGAAAATTATCTAAATATGGTATAACAGGTTCATATCGTAAATACATATGGCAAAAGAAAGAATTTAAGTAATGCTTAAACTATTATTCCCCACACCAATATTCATTAGAGATCTGCTAGATCCTAATTTACACCCTAGACAGAGAGTAGATGAAGATTACATGCTTTCTTTAAAGCAAGCAATGGATACGATGCGTAAGAAAGACCCAGTGGGTAGAAAAGTATCTAATCAATATACAGGGTGGCAATCTAATGATGGTATAAACAATCATCCGACATTTACCAAACTCTTTAACAGAATTGGTAGGTTATTTGAAGAAGAAGTTGTGCCTTATTATGGAGGAACAGGTAAGTTCATTCATACAATGGGCAACAGTTGGGGTAACATTAATGATCATGGTGCTTGGAATGCACCTCATTTACACAATGGTTGTTGGTACAGTGGAGTTCTATACATTCACGCAGATGGTGACGAAGGTGATATCCAATTTATTGACTCTAATCCAAAGTATGTGAATGATATGCCTTTCTTTAACTCTAGAGCAAGAACTGACTTTAGAGTAAGACCAAAGACAGGAAGTTTAATTCTTTTTCCATCTGGTGCTATGCATATGGTAGAACCTAACTTTACTGACAAAAGAAGATACTCTATATCTTTCAATGTGGATTGGCATGCAACCATACCTATCAAACCTGGAGATGTGCCTGACTCTCCAGTTCCAGAAGATGAAGATCTTTTTGAAATAGACTTCAACACAGGCAATCCTATTATAAATAAGTAAGTATAAACGGAGATAAGATGCCATTAGAACCAGAACTTCTCTGGAATATCTTTCTATCCTTTATTATTGCACCTGTGGCATTCATTGTTCGAAATTTGATGAATGAATTAAAAAGAGTAGATATTCTAGTAAACAAAACTCGTGAAGAGATTGCGAAAGATTATGTGTCCAAGAATGAATTTGAAAAGTCATTTGAAAGAGTCATGGATGCTATAGATCGAATCGATTCTAAGTTAGATAGATTAACTTTTAGGGACTAAATTCGTATAAATAGTAATGGAGACATTACTATGGCATCACCTAATTCAAGAGCGACTTTCAAAGATTATATCAAAAGACAACTAGGATATCCTGTCCTAGAAATCAATGTAGACGATGATCAATTCGACGATAGAATTGACGATGCTCTACAGTACTTCTCTGAGTACCATTACGATGGTGCTATCAGAACTTATCTAAAACATCAAGTAGATTCTTCATGGTTAACTCAATTTGAGTCAGACAGTACTCAAAATGCTTCCACCACTGGATCTCATGACTATTCTGGTCAAACTTTTGGCGAACAGCAAAACTATCTAGTGATGCCAGAATCAGTATTATCAGTATTAAGAATCTTCCCATTCAACGATAGAAACGCAATGGACATGTTTGACATTCGTTATCAATTACGATTGAATGACTTGTATGATTTACAATCTACATCTATTCTATATTACGAACAATTACAGCAACATCTAAACTTATTAGACATGACTCTAGTGGGTCAAGTTCCTATTAGATTTAACAAACATCAGAATAGATTATACTTAGATATGGATAATGCTAGAGTAACCGCAGGAGAGCACTTTCTTATTGAGTGTTATCGTAAAATCGACCCAACTACCTTTACAGATGTCTACAATGACATATGGTTAAAGAAATATGCTACAGCATTAGTTAAGAAGCAATGGGGTCAAAATTTATCAAAATTTGAAGGAATATCACTTCCAGGTGGTGTCACTCTAAACTCAACAAAGATTTTGGATGAAGCAACTCAGGAAATCGAAAAATTAGAAGAAGAATCAAGAAACAACTACGAGTTGCCACTTGATTATATGATAGGATAATATCATGCCAACCAATGTGTTTTTTAATCATGCAGTTGATACAGAACAAATGCTCATGGAGGATTTGGTCGTAGAATCATTACGCATGTATGGGCACGAAATCTTTTATCTCCCAAGAGAAGTAGCAGAACAAGAAGACATATTCTTAGAAGATGTTCGCAGTACTTTTGGCGATTCTTATTCAATAGAAGCATATATTGAAAACACAGAAGGGTTTGAAGGAGAAGGAGATCTCTTTAGTAAATTCGGTGTAGAGATCCGAGACCAAGCAACATTTATCATCTCATTACGATCATGGGAAAGGTTTATCTCATTGGATGAAAACTTAGCAACAAGTTGGAGACCTAACGAAGGAGATCTGATCTATTTCCCACTCTCAGGTTCAATGTTTGAAATCAAATTTGTAGAACATGAGAACCCATTCTATCAATTAGGTAAATTGTTTGTGTTCAAATGTCAATGCGAACTTTATGAATACAATCAAGATGACTTTGATACTGGAATTGCAGGTATAGATGATGTAGAAGCATCCAATGCTTATTCAATTAAGTATAATATGAACAGTGGTAATTCTACAGCATTTACTGCAGGTGAACAAGTTAAACTGTATGGAACTAACACAGTCGTCGGAGAGGTTCAAAGTTGGGATGGAACTACTAGTGTGTTGTATCTTATGAATTTGACAGGTCAAACTGTAACTGCTGGATCAACACAATTTGTAGGAGTAGATTCAGGTGCTACCTGGACTGTTAATACTGTAGGTGATGAATTAGAAATGATAGAAGATGAGTTGGCACAAAACCAAGACTTTGAAACTACAGGTGATAGTTACTTAGATTTCAGTGAGACAAACCCATTTGGTGAAGTATAATGTTTGGAACTTATTTTTATCATGAGACAGTTAAAAAATCAGTATCAGTTTTTGGTACTTTGTTCAACAACATAACTGTTAAGAGAGTAAAATCTGACGATACAGTATTACAAACACTCAAAGTTCCATTAGCATATGGACCAAAACAAAAATGGTTAGCAAGAATTACAGCAGAACCTGATCTCAATGATCTTTCTAGATCTGCAATCTCTTTGCCTAGAATGGCATTTGAGTTGACAGGATTTACATACGATTCTGCTCGTACTTTGAATAGAAACATTCGAATGGTGAAAGATATAACTTCTGGCGAAGTAGACGGAACGAATCCGACTAGAGGATATCAGTATGTACCTGCACCATACAACCTAAACTTTACACTATCTATTATGGCAAGAAACCAAGAAGATGCTCTACAAATAGTAGAACAGATTTTGCCATACTTCCAACCAGAATATACTGTTGCTATGTCGACAGTACCACAAATGTCAGATGTTAGAGATATACCAATCATATTAGATAGTATCTCACAATCTGATAGTTATGAAGGTGACTACTTAAGTCGTAGAATCCTTACTTATGATTTAACATTCACTATGAAAACATTTTTCTATGGACCTGTTGTATCTGGCAAAGTTATTACTAAAGTTGAAGAAGGAATTTATATTGGATCTGGAACTGTTGCTTTTACTGGAACCACTCAAAATGAAGCAGGACTAGTTAAGAAAGTTAGACATTATGAACCTGGAGTTTCTGTAACTGTAAATGGTGCTGTAAATAATACTAATGCAGTTATATTGGACTCAGTTCCTACTGGAGTTGCTGTAGGTTATCGTGTGTTCGGTACAGGCAATACTAGCAACCCAACTATTAGCAGTATAAATAGTCTTACACTTACACTAAGTGATAGTGTAACCCTTACAGACAATCAACAACTTATTGTAGTTGGTGGTGTAGATCCTGATGACACTTTCATAGTGGCAGAGGATGTAAACTTTTATGAAGAATATACACCAAGCACCTATAGTGATGAAGATTATACATAATGAAAAAATATGAGCAAAATAGACGATAAACTTAACGATCTTCTCGATATTAACACCGAAATAGACGAAACTCAGAAGAAATTACCCACCATTTTTAAAGACCCCGATAAAAGGTTAAAGGAAGCAGATAAAGATGCGACTTATGGTAGAGAGGTGTTATACAACTTAGTTGAACGAGGGCAAGATGCTGTAGATGGTATCTTAGAACTTGCTAAAGAAACTGAACATCCTAGAACTTATGAAGTTGCTGGACAGTTAATCAAAACTGTAGGTGAAACTGCAGAGAAACTTTTAACTCTACAAAAACAGATAAGGGAATTAGAAAAGACGGATAGTCCTCAAGAATCTCCAGGAACAGTTAACAATAATCTATTTGTAGGTAGCACTGCCGAACTACAAAAATTTTTAAAGGATAGAATGAAAGATGGGTGAAAGAAAAGCAGAAATTAGAACAGCAGAGATCTATGTAGTAGATCTTTATGAAGATGGTAAATTGGTAGAAGAAAGGTATCTTCCAGGAAAGAGTTTTCATTATGCTGAAGATGTACAAACCAATTGGGAAAATGGTATTATAAAAATAGATGAGTGAAGGATATCTAGGAAACCCTCGTGTTAAGCGAGCAGGTGTACAAGATCAATGGACTGAGGAGATGGTACTTGAGTACCAACGATGTCTAGAGAGTCCAGCACATTTTATTCAAAACCACATTCAAATTATTTCACTTGATGAAGGATTGGTTCCTTTCCATCTGAGAGGATACCAAGAGGGATTAGTTAATCATTTTGATGAGAATCGATTCAGCATTGTATTAGCATGTAGACAAAGTGGTAAGTCGATTACTGTTTGTGCGTACTTAATATGGTTCGCATTGTTTCATCCAGAGCAAACGATCGCAGTCTTAGCAAACAAAGGTGCTACTGCTAGAGAGATGTTGGCAAGGATAACAACCATGCTTGAGAACATCCCTTTCTATTTGCAACCTGGAACTAAAGTATTAAACAAAGGAAGTATAGAGTTTGAAAACAATAGCAAAATTATTGCTTCAGCAACATCTGGCAGTTCCATTCGTGGTCTCTCTGTTAATCTACTCTATCTTGATGAGTTTGCCTTTGTAGAAAACGCAGAAACATTCTACACCTCCACTTATCCTGTTGTTACATCAGGTTCTAAGTCTAAGGTGATTATCACATCAACAGCAAATGGTGTGGGTAATATGTACCATAAAATTTATATGGGTGCGATGAATGGTACATCTGAATATAAGCATTATCAAATCGATTGGTGGGATGTGCCTGGAAGAGATGATGAATGGAAAAAATCAACCATTGCGAATACTTCTGAGTTACAATTTGAGCAAGAGTTTGGTAATTCGTTCTTAGGAACAGGTAATACATTGATCAATGCTAATACTTTATTGGGTATGATGGCAGAAGATTGTGAGTGGCAAAAAGATAACTGCAAGGTGTATCGTCAACCTATAGAAGATCATAAATATATCATGACTGTAGATGTTTCTATGGGTAGAGGACAAGACTATTCCACATTCACAGTTTTTGATATTACACAGCAACCCTTTGAGCAGGTAGCAACTTATAGAGATAATGTAATCAGTCCTCTACTGTTTCCTGACATATTAGCAAAGTATGCAACTGCTTTTAATAAAGCACTTGTTATCATAGAGAACAACAATGAAGGATCAGTTGTATGTAATCAACTGTTCTACGATATAGAATATGAAAATGTATTCGTAGAGAGTACCATCAAAGCAAAAGGCATTGGTGTTACAATGACCAAAAAGGTAAAAAGGATTGGTTGCTCTACAGTAAAAGAATTACTCGAAGAGGGTAAACTAATCCTCCACGATAGTAATACAATACAAGAATTTACCACATTTGTTTCTAAAGGACAGTCTTGGGAAGCAGATGGTGGTAATCATGACGATTTGGTTATGAATTGTGTAATGTTCGCATGGTTTGCGACTACACCATTCTTTGAACATCTCTCAGATATAGAACTTAAAAAGATGATATATCTAGAGCAACAAAAACAAATAGAGGAGGAAGTGCTTCCTGCAGGGGTCTTTGGAGATCCCGATAGGTATGTAGAACCTCCCATAACACGCGATGCAGACGGCAATACATGGGTTCAAGATGACTCTAATGATGATCCTTATGATCCATTGAAGAACTGGTTATAAGGTGTAAGATCAAAAAAGTTATAAATAATCTTTGAAATCTGACTTTGCGGTCGCATATAGGAGAAAATAACATGGCATTTCAAGTATCACCTGGAATACAGGTAAAAGAAGTAGACTTGACTAATGTTGTGCCTGCAGTTTCAAGCACTACAGGTGCTTACGCAGGTAATTTCCGATGGGGACCTGTTGATGAAGTGACAACTATTACTAGTGAATCTTTATTAGCAGAAACTTTCGGTCAGCCAGCCAATACAAACGCATCAGCAGAAGAGTTTTTCTCTGCTGCAGGTTTCCTAAACTATGCTAACGATCTAAGAGTAGTTCGTGTTGCAACAACAGGGTTGTATTCTGCTAACACTAGTGGAGCAACTACATCATTACTAAAGAACAGCGATCAATATGTTGCTTCTTACAGAGATGGTGATTTAAACGCAACTGTTGGTGCATGGACTGCTAGATATGCAGGTGCTTTAGGAAACTCAATCAAGGTGTCTGTTTGTGCTAGTTCAAATGCATTCTCGGAAGATAATGTAGATACTACTGCAGCATCAAATGCTGTAGGTGCTACATCTATCACTTCTGTGAGTGATGCAGATGCTAACTTTTTAGTTGGCGATAAGATCTGGTTTGCTGGCGATGACAGTCAAAAATATAAAGTTACAGCAGTTGCTGCGACTAGTTTGACTATCGAAGCATTAGGACAACCATCAGGAACAGGATTAGTCTCTGCAGTCGATGGTTCATCTGTTGCAGTAAATATCTCAAGAGAATGGGAATTTGCTACTAATTTTGATAAGGCACCTGGAACATCAGCACAGGCAACTGCTGCTGGTTCATCTAATGACCAATTACATGTATGTGTAGTTGACGAGGATGGATTAATTACAGGCATTGCTGGTACAATATTAGAAAAGTTCGCATTCCTTTCGAAGGCATCCGACGCGACAGACACTTTTGGTTCATCTAACTATTATAGAGATGTAATCGAAAGATCTTCCGAATACATTTGGTGGACAGGACACGATACAGATATAGTATCTGGTGCTGCAGAAGAAAGAACTTTTGCTGCTTCAGTATCATCTGCTTTCGGTGCACCTGATCTTCCTCAAGTTTCATCACTTTCTGGTGGTGCAGATGGTAGAGTACCAACTGCTGCTCAGAAATATGGAGCATGGCAATCATTCTTTAGGGATGGAGACAGTATTGATGTCTCATTCTTAATAGTCGGGTCTTCTCATACAGATAATGGTTCTGGTACAGAGCAAGACTTATTGGCTGATTGGACAACTTTAACAAATCAAGCAATTCTGGTAACAGAAAACAGATTAGATTGTATAGCATTCATTTCCCCAAGAAGAAGTGATTGTGTTAATGTAACAGAATCCACTGCTACATCTAACATCAAAACAACTGCAGATACTGCAAGTTCTTCTTCTTACGCATTTATGGATGGGAACTGGTTGTACATCTATGACAAATACAACGATAGATATGTATGGGTTCCAGCATGTGGTCACACAGCAGGACTCGCAGCAAGATCTGATACACTAAGAGATCCATGGTTCTCACCTGCTGGATTCAGCAGAGGACAATATCTCGGTATAACAAAATTAGCATACAATCCTCAAAAAGCAAATAGAGATACACTTTATAAAGCAAGAATCAATCCAGTGGTAACTTTCCCAGGACAGGGAACAGTTCTATTCGGTGACAAGACTATGCTAAGTGTTCCTTCTGCATTTGATAGAATTAATGTTAGAAGATTGTTTATCGTATTGGAGAAAGCAATATCTACAGCAGCAAAAGCACAACTCTTTGAATTTAATGATCCTTTCACAAGAGCATCATTTAGATCAGCAGTTGAACCTTTCTTAAGAGAAGTTCAAAGCAGAAGAGGTATTTATGACTTTGCTGTAGTTTGTGACGAAACTAACAATACTGATGCAGTAGTAGATGGGAACGAGTTTGTTGCTTCAATCTTCATCAAACCTGCTAGATCAATTAACTTCATAACTCTCAACTTTGTTGCTGCTAGAAGTGGCGTCGAATTTGAAGAGATTTATGGTGCTGTTTAAGCGAGGATAGAACATGGCGACAATAGACCAATTTAAAGCACAATTAATCGGTGGTGGTCCAAGGGCAAACAGATTTAGAGTATTCATACCTAGATCTGGTGCCAAAATCGAATTTCTATGCCAAGCAGCACAGATCCCTGCTGCAACTATAGGTACTGTACCTGTAAACTTCAGAGGGCATCAATTAAAACTTGCTGGTGATAGAACATTCGAAAATTGGACTGTTACAATCATCAACGATATCGAATTTTCAGTTAGAAATGCAATTGAAGACTGGCAAACCGATATCCAACAACTAGATAGTGGAGAGGGTGCAACCTCCACTGATTACTTGCTCAGTAGAGCATATGTTGAACAACTACACAAAGACGACAGTGTGTTAGCAAGATACGAATTCTTCAACATGTTCCCTGTCAACATTGCTGGTATAGATTTATCTTACGAGACAGTTGATGCATTGGAAACATTTACAGTTGAATTCGCTTACTCACACTGGGAGCATGTGGTTTAAAACAAACTAAATATACATTATGGAATTATTCGGATTCGAAATACAGCGAAAGAATAGACAGGTATTAGACAAAGAGAAAGCACCTTCATTTGTCCCACCTGTTGAAGATGATGGTACACCTGTCATTCAGCAAACACCTGGATTTATTACAGGTGCTGCGAGTGGTCAGTACATCGATATGGAAGGTGCCATCAAGAATGAGGCAGATCTCATACGAAGATATCGTGAGATGAGTCTTATTCCTGAATGTGATGCTGCGATAGATGATATCGTCAATGAGTCAATCACTGGCGATCAAGAGGAGCAAGTTGTAGATATCAACTTGGATAAGACGGATCTATCTGACAATATCAAAAAGAAAATTCGCGAAGAATTCGAAGATGTAATAACCATGATGCATTTTAACCAGAATGGTCATGACCTCTTTAGAAAGTGGTATGTTGACGGAAGGATATACTTCCACAAAATGGTTAATAAAGATCGACTCAAACAAGGGATCGTTGAATTAAGAAACATTGATCCTTTGAAGATCAAAAAAGTACGAGAAGTCGAAAAAGAAAAAGATGCTCGTACTGGAATGGAGAAGATAAAGAAAGTAGAAGAGTTCTTTGTCTTCAACGATAAAGGTTTTGACAAGGGTGGTGGAGCATCAGGGCAAACTTTAAAAATTGCACCTGAAGCAATCACCTTCGTCACTTCTGGACTTCTTGACTACAACAAGAATGCAGTAGTAGGATATTTGCATAAAGCAATTAAACCTGCGAACCAATTGCGTATGATGGAAGATGCCTTGGTGATTTATAGAATCACCAGAGCACCAGAAAGAAGAATCTTTTACATCGATGTAGGGAATTTACCAAAAGCAAAGGCAGAACAGTATCTTGCCGATGTAATGACCAAGTATAGAAATAAGTTGGTCTACAACGCAAATACTGGAGAGATTAAAGATGACCGCAGACATATGTCTATGCTTGAAGATTTTTGGTTGCCACGTCGAGAAGGTGGGAGAGGTACAGAAATTTCCACTCTTCCTGGAGGACAGAATCTATCTGAGATAGAAGATATCCAATACTTCCAGAAGAAACTGTACAAGTCTTTGAATGTCCCTGTATCAAGACTAGAATCCGAAACAGGATTTAGTTTAGGTCGTGCATCAGAGATAACTAGAGATGAGGTCAAGTTCTCTAAGTTTGTAGACCGAATTCGTAAGAAGTTTGGTCGTGTGTTTACTGATATCTTACAAACACAATGTGTATTGAAAGGTCTCTTATCACAAGAAGAGTTTGAAGACATTAAAGAATTTATTCAATATAACTTTAATGATGACAACCACTTCACAGAACTTAAAGAAACAGAAGTTCTTAGAGAAAGGTTAAATACTCTAAGAGAAATCGACGAATATGTCGGTAAGTATTACTCTAAAGAATTTATTCGTAAGAGAGTACTATTACAATCTGATAATGATATTAAAGATATCGATAAGCAGATTGAAGCAGAGAAAGCAGAAGAACCCGATGAAGAGGGTGACGATGATAACTTTGGATTAGAATAGGAGATAATGATGGCAGACAATACAGTAAAACTAGCAATAGATGCTATTGATGCAGGTGAATTAAATCAGGCAGGTGAACATTTGAAATCTGCACTGATGGCAAAGGCAAAGGAAGCAGTTGATATCAAACGAGTAGAGATGTCAACAAGTTGGACTGATCAGCAACCAGAACCAGCAGAAGATGCATAAATTTAGCACTTTCCAAAATGTGTTAGACGAGGCAGTATTTAAACTGCCAAGAGGTCATAAGAAACTCAAGTCTAATAAAGAACGCATTGTTGGGAAAGTGTATGATGTAATCTTTACACAAAAGGGTAAAGATATATTTGTTTTTGTTGATGGACAGGAGACTGGTCCATATAAAGATCTTAAAGATGCACAGTCAAATGTTAAAGATTTGGTGAAACTCTTTAAGCAAATGAAAGCAGAAGGAATAGATCCTATGGAGGGATTAGTTACATGAAACTAATATCAGAATTTACAACTAACGACTTGGGTTGTTTAGTAGAAGAAAGAGACGATGGTAAGAAAGACTACTATATACAAGGAGTCTTTATGCAATCTGAGATCAAAAACAGAAATGGTAGAGTCTATCCAAAAAATGTTTTACGAGAAGAAGTAAAACGATACACTAAAGATTTTATAAAGCAAGATCGTGCATTTGGTGAGTTAGGTCATCCACAAGGACCAACTATAAACCTCGATCGTGCATCCCACCTCATTACTTCATTAGAAGAAGATGGGAATAATTTTGTGGGTAAAGCAAAGATTTTAAGCACCCCAATGGGTTCTATTGTTAAGAACTTGATTGACGATGGTGCAAAACTTGGAGTATCATCTAGAGGTCTAGGATCCCTAGAAGAGAAGGGTGGTGCCCAATATGTAAAAGGCGATTTTCAGTTAGCAACTGCTGCTGATATCGTGGCGGATCCTTCCGCACCTGATGCCTTTGTAAATGGTATCATGGAAGGTGTAGAATGGATCTGGGAAAATGGTATTCTAAAGGCACAGAAGATAGAGCAGTATAAAACTGAAATATCATCTGCGAAATCATCTGAGTTGGAAGAAGCCAAATTACGAGTATGGAGCGACTTCGTTAGAAGTTTGTAACATATAAATAGTTTGGTAAGAGTAATAGAAAACTCAGATAATAGGAGAAATTCGAAAATGGCTGAGAACATTAAAAACAACGAACTTGATCTTGAAGAGCAAGATGCACAGTTGAAAGGTGCTGAGAAGGGCGACAAAGTCCATCCTAAGCAAGGTTCATCTGATGCTGAAAAGATAGAAAAAGGAAAAAGCGAAGTTGTAACTCCAGACGAAAATCCTGTTGACAAGGCAGTAGCATCAGTTAAAAAAGCATCTGATAACAAAAAATCACCAAAAAGAAAAGGTGATCAAGATGGTGGCGACAAAGTTGCTGCTAAAGTTAGTGAAGATGTTGACACTGAAGAAGATTCAATTGAAGAAGGTTATTCTAAAGTTGAAATGATTAAAGCAATGGTCAACAAGTTCAAAGACATGGATAAAGAACAACTTAAAGCATCTTATGATAAGATGGTAGACAAACAAGATGACGACGAAGAAGACGACATGGAAGAGTCTACAAAAGCAGAAATCATAAGAGCAATCGCTGAACACCTCAAGTATGCTGACGAAGAGTCAGTTGCTGAGCAATTCGATCTTATAATCAACGAAGCAAAAGCGAAAGAAGAAAAAGAAGACGACTCTGACGATGAGGAAGAGGACGAAGACGAAGACGAGATGGACGAAGAAGTTCAAAAAGAACTTGAAGATGCTATCAAAGAAGTTGAAGTCAACGAAGACGTCGAAGCACTTGCTAAATCTCTAAACTTAGATGAAGAGAACAAAGCAAAAGCACAAACTATCTTCGAATCTGCTGTTGCTGTTAAAGTTGATCAAATCAAAAAAGATCTTACAGAACAGTACTCAAAAGAACATCAAACTGCCGTGGAAGAAAGCAAATCTGCACTTTCCGAGCAAGTTGATAAGTATCTCTCATATGTTGCAGAAGAGTGGGTTAAAGAAAACGAACTCGCAATTGAGAGAGGTCTTAAATCAGAAATGACAGAGAACTTCATTACAGGACTAAAAGCATTGTTCGTAGAACACTATGTTGAAGTACCAGAAGAGAAGTACGATGTTATGGACGAATTGGCAAATAGACTTGATGAAATGGAAGACAAGTTAAACTCTGAAGTTGAAAGAAATATGAAACTTCAAGAAGAGATTGACGGATTCCAAAGAGAGTCTGTAGTCAATGAAGCATGTGCAGATTTATCTGAAGCACAGAAAGAAAAATTACTTTCTCTAAGTGGAAAAGTAGACTTCCAAGACAAAGAAGATTTTGTTAGCAAAATCTCTGAAATCAAAGAAGCATATTTCCCAACAGAGAAAACCGAAGACACTTTGATCGAGAGTGCTGCCGAAGGTGAAGATGAATGGACTGATACAGTTGTTGAGTCAACTGATAAGGTCGTTGATCCTACCATGGCAAAGTACGCAGAATTCGTATCAAAGGTCAAACCACTAAACTCAAAATAGGAGAAAAGGTAATTAACTATGTTTATGACAGAACAATTACAAGAAAAGTGGCAACCTATTCTAGAGCATCCTGAAGTCTCAGAGATTAAGGATCCCTACAGAAAGGCAGTCACTACAGTTATTCTTGAAAACCAAGAAAAAGCACTTAGAGAAGATGCTGCAATGCTTGCAGAAGCATCGCCATTAAACTCTACAGGTTCACCAATTTCAAATTGGGATCCTATTTTAATCTCTTTAGTTAGAAGAGCAATGCCCAACTTAGTCGCATATGACATTTGTGGAGTTCAGCCAATGACTGGACCTACAGGTCTTATCTTTGCTATGAAAGCAAGATACAACGACTATCCTACAGTTGCTAGAACAGGCAAAACTGAAGCATTAGGCATCAACGAGCCAGACACTGGATTCTCCAGTGCTGCAAACCCAACTGCTGCTGGTCCTTTATCAGCACAGATCACTGATCCATTTGACTCATCTTCACCATCATATGAAGATACAACTGGAACAGGTATGACTACAGCAACTGCTGAAGCATTGGGTGACTCTTCTTCTAACTCTTTCGCAGAAATGGCATTCTCAATCGAGAAAGCAACTGTTACTGCAAAATCAAGAGCATTAAAAGCAGAATACACAATGGAATTAGCACAAGACCTTAAAGCAATTCATGGTCTTGATGCAGAAGCAGAATTAGCAAACATTCTATCTTCTGAAATCTTAGCAGAAATCAACAGAGAAGTTGTTAGAACAGTAAACATCCAGGCAAAAACTGGTGCTGCTGCAACATCAACTCCTGGTACATTCAACTTGGATGTAGATGCTAACGGAAGATGGTCAGTTGAAAAATTCAAAGGACTTCTTTTCCAAATCGAGAGAGAAGCAAATACTATTGCTAAAGAATCTCGAAGAGGTAAAGGTAACATGGTTCTATGTTCATCAGACGTCGCTAGTGCTCTAGCAATGTCAGGTGTGTTAGACTATGCTCCTGCACTTCAAACAGGATTAAATGTAGACGACACTGGTAATACTTTTGCTGGTGTATTAAATGGAAGATTCAAAGTATATGTTGATCCATATGCTGGTGTTGACTATTTAACAGTCGGATACAGAGGTACAAACCCTTATGACGCAGGTCTTTTCTATTGCCCATATGTTCCATTACAAATGGTTCGTGCAGTAGGTGAGAACACATTCCAACCAAAAATCGGGTTCAAAACTCGATATGGAATGATTTCTAACCCATTCGTTGGATCATCTCCTTCTGATGGATTAGCAACTGCTGGTACTAACTTCTACTACAGAAAGTTAGCAGTATCTAACATTCTATAAAAACAATTGATTGTTTTCTAAGGGCAGTTTATCTGCCCTTTTTTTTATATAAATACTAATATGCCAACACCAACTAACAAATCTTATTTACAACCAACATCCTTTAAGTTGTTGATCCCCAGATTACCAACTGTAGAATACTTCTGTACAGCAGTTACAGTACCAGACATAAGTTTCTCTGAAGCAATCTTTGCTACTAACATTGGTGTGAATGCATACTATCCTGGAGATAAGATAAGTTTTATGGACTTAAACATCACATATCTTGTGGATGAAGATCTAAAAAACTACAAAGAAGTATATGATTGGATGCGTGCCATTACTCCTGCAAATGATCCTGAAACTTTCAAAGCATTGACAGGAACTACTTCTAGTTCTACTAATGCTTATACAGGCACAGGTTCTGATTTAGAGCAGTATGAAGATATCACACTGGTTATCAATACCAACAAGAATAATCCAAATAAGTTTATGAGATTTTATGATGCCTTCCCCATAGCATTGGGTGGGTTTCAAATGTCTAGTGAAAGTACAGATGTTGCTACTCTAACATCTAACATCAGTTTTAGGTTTACATACTTCAACATCTCTGACAACTCGTAAATCACCTTTACAACACCTGATAAATATAGTAGAATATACTTGAGGATATATTATGATACTTGAAGACTTTCCACGCGAAACTAAAAAGTTTGAAACCATATCTAAAAAAGGTGAAGAAGCACCTTTAGCAAAACAATGGTTTAAAGAGTTTCCTGGAGCATGTAGGTATGTTCCACTCAAAACTGTAGATTCTCGTATTAACAATGGGAGACCAGATACACATATTAGAATCAGAGATTACTTTGCATTCAAAAACAAGTATGATGTAATTGGATCCACATTACCCCATAGAACTGAAGAACAGAATAGGATGTATCATTTCAATAAGATGCATTATCTTATTCATAATATCAAAAGCAATGGTTTAGAATATCCACCACAAGGTGTGTTGACTTATGATGCTAATAAGAATCATCAGTTATCCTTTTCTTATCATGTACATCCAGGAACAGGTAGAGTAAACGCACTTAGATGGTTAGACTGGAATCCTAATGTTATAATTTGGGATCCTTACGAACTATTCAGAGAGTATCCTGCTTTAGACTTTGAAATGTATTGTGATATCTTTTGGCAAAACCATGTGCACAAAGAAGGTGAGTTCTCATTAGACTTTCTTGTGAATGGGGGAGGATGGGGCAATTTAGAATGTTTCCAAACTATAAACTACCAAGTCAATTACGATGATCATTATGCTAAGATAAAGCATATGTTCGAAAAGAAACCAACTCTGTACATTGGGTATGACAGCAGACATGGTACAGCATCAAAAGCATGCGAAAGATCAATCAATAAGTGGTCGCACCCTTTCATTATCAAATATCTTGATGTATCACAAATACCTGAATACACTAGAGAGTATGCTAACCAATCAACTGAGTTTACATATAGTCGCTTCCTAATTCCTCATCTAGAAAATTATGAGGGCATAAGTTTATTCTGCGACGATGACTTTATTTTCCTACAAGATCCGACTCCACTCATCATGTCAGTTAATTATGATGAAGCAGTATCTTGTGTAAAGCATGACTTCAGTGATAAAGGTTATCGCCAGAAACTAGGAAACGAAAAGGATGTTTGGTATCCTAAGAAGTTATGGTCAAGTCTCATGGTATTCAATAATGCTCATGAAGACTGCAAGAAATTGACACCAGAAGTCATTAATACTGAGTCTGGTCAATACTTACATCAGTTCCAATGGACTAATGCCAATAAGATTGGTGCTATTCCAGATAGATGGAATTGGTGCGAGGGTTATAGTGATGAAGCAAACTTTTACAAAGCAGGTGCTGTTCACTTTACAAGAGGTGGTCCATGGATAAAAGACATGGACTGTAAACACATTAAATATAAAACTATACATGAAATCTTTAGAATCGATCAAGAGCGAATGGACAGAGGAATGTTCCATCAATGATATTGAGTTAGATGTCTCATCTTTAGACGTCCCTCGACTTCATGCTAAATACTCAGAATACTTAACTGACTGGAAGTTAGTTGAGAAAAAATTGAATTTGAAATACAAAGAACTGCTTAAGAACAAGTGGTTATGGTTCAATGGCAAACTATCGCAATCAGAGATCGAAGATCTTGGTTGGGATTATGATCCTTTCAATGGACTTAAGATTATGAAAGGTGATTTCAATTACTTCTTCGAAAGTGATAAAGATTTACAAATTATGAAAAACAAATTAGACATTGCCAAGATTACTATAGAATACATTTCTGAAATTATTGATATGTTAAAGTGGAGACACCAAACTATCAAGAACATTATAGAGTGGCGAAAGTTTATGGCTGGTGCTTAATGATATTAAACAATTATTTTTATAAGATTCCAGGTGCTTTTACAGCAGAAGAATGTGATCAGTTTCATGAGTTAGCAAGACACATACAGTTGGGTACAGGTAAAGTCGGACTAGGAAAACATGATCCCGACATGAAAGACGAAGAAGATCTAGTAGATTTTAGATCTCGTAAATCTGTAACAGGTTGGTTCGAACCAGGAAAATTACCTGAGCATCTAATGGGTAAGGTAGTTGAAATGACTAATCGTGCTAATCATGAAGGTGGTTGGAACTTTGATTTATGTTACCAAGAGAACTTACAATACACCATTTATAATGGTGCACCAGTCGGTGAGAAAGGTGGTTATTATCACTGGCATGCTGATCATGGTGGTGAGATAGGTCCCGATGGTAGGCATAGAAAATTGTCTTGGGTCATTCAGTTGACCGATCCCCAAGAATATGAGGGTGGTAATTTTCAATTCATAGAACCCTGGAAACAGTTCTGGGATCTAGGCAGAGATGGTGGTCGTAAAGAATTTGATTTAGATTCTATGATTGCTACTGTACCATGGTCGTGTAAAGCAAAGGGAACATTTTTAGCATTCCCTTCTTTTTTATTTCATCAAGTGACACCTGTATTAGCAGGTACACGCATTTCATTAGTTGGATGGGTACAAGGTTTCCCATATAGATAATGAAAGTAAAACTAACCAAAGTGGACGAAGTCCATATGGTAATTGATGCTGACGATAGCATCTATCGCGAATTGTTTGACTTCTTTTCTTTTGAAGTTCCTGGAGCAAAATTCATGCCAGCAGTTCGCAATCGTTTCTGGGATGGATACATCCGTCTATTCAATATCAAAACCCATAAGATCTATATGGGTTTATTCCCTTACATCTATCAATTTTGTAAAGAACATAACTATGAATTAGAAACCGATGGTCTAGTAAACTATGCGGAGAATCGCACACTTGAAGAAATCAAAGAGTGGGCAAAAACTTTAGATCTACCCTTTGAACCCAGAGACTATCAGTTAGAAGCAATACAAAGGGCAGTATCTAAGAATAGAAGATTGCTAGTATCACCAACTGCTAGTGGCAAGTCTTTGATCATATACATGCTTCACAAATGGTATGAGCATAAAAAGGCAAGAGCAACAGGTGATGATGAATGTAAAACATTGATCATCGTACCAACCACTTCATTGGTTGAGCAAATGGCAAAAGACTTTGCGGAATATGGTTATGATCAACCCATATGTAAGATCTATTCAGGTCAAGAACACTTTGATGCTAATGTGACTATATCTACATGGCAATCTTTTAGTAAAGCACCCAAAGAATGGATGAACCAATACGATGTAGTGGTGGGTGACGAGGCACACTTGTTTAAGGCAAAGACACTTACAAGTATCTTAGAAAAGATGAAGAATGTCACTTACAGGTTTGGAACTACAGGTACATTAGATAACAGTCAAGTGCATAGATTACAATTAGAAGGATTGTTCGGACCATTCACTCAGGTGGTATCTACCTATGATCTGATGGAAGAGGGAACAGTTGCTAAGTTGGGCATACATTGTTTGATTTTAAATCACCCCAAACAATCAAAGATGACATACCAAGATGAAATGGATTACTTGGTATCTAATGAGAAACGCAATAAGTTTATTGTCAATCTAGTTAAAAGTTTAAAGGGAAACACACTCGTGTTGTTCCAATATGTTGAGAAACATGGAGTTGTACTTTACAATATGATGCAACCCATATTAAAGGAGAAATTACATTATGTTTATGGTGGAACTGATGCGAAAGATCGCGAGCAAGTTAGAGGATTGGTTGAGGAAAGTAGAGATGCTTGTATACTTGCATCCTATGGGACATTCTCTACTGGGATTAATATTCGTCGTATTGATAATATTGTATTTGCTTCTCCAAGCAAATCTAAGATAAGGAATCTACAAAGTATCGGTAGAGGACTGCGTATAAGTGACGATAAGACTGAAGTTAAATTGTACGATATTGCTGACAATCTTAATGGTGATAACTACACGATTCGTCACCTTAGAGATCGTATAAATATCTATACAACTGAAGGATTCGATTACCAAATACATGAAATCAAACTATGAAGCAACCCCAAAAAGATACGAAGTGATCAGGTTTAAGAACGGACAAGAAATAGTTGGTATGGTAAGGGAAAGAGAATCTGGAGGTTGGATTTCACAGAGGGGTATAGAAGTATGGGCACCCATGTCTGTATCCTTATCGTCAATGCCTGACAACAAAGAAACAATCGCAAACTTTATGCCTTTTACAGCAATGGCAAAAGAAGCAGTGCTATTCTTTAAAGAAGAAGATATTCTGTTTAGAGCAATAATGAATCCAGAATACATAAAACTATATGATTCCGCAGCAACAGAATGGATGAAGATTTTAGAAAAACGAATGTTAAACCCTATTTCACAACAGACTGGTCAAAAACGAGTCAGAGATTACTTAGATAAGACTGCAAGATCACTCGCAGAGGAAATCTTACTCAACGATGATGCTGTGGATGATATCCAATCTAAATCGAAACGATTTGAAGATAGAGTCTTAACTGATGATGACAAAATACATTAATGGCATATTCAAGTAAAGTAGTAGATAGATTTGAGGATGTGCTGAAAAACCCAGAAGCATTTTCCGTCGGACGATTCGATCCTAAAGAACAGAATGTTGGTACAGGTATGGTAGGAGCACCAGCATGTGGTGATGTCATGAGACTACAGATCAAATGCCAACCTTACAATAACACCTATATAATAGAGGATGTAAAGTTTAAAACCTATGGGTGTGGATCAGCGATTGCTTCCTCTTCGGAACTCATTGATATGCTTATAGGTAAAACACTAGAAGAAGCAAAGGAAATCAAAAACAAAGACATCGCAAATGCCCTGTCTTTACCATCCATTAAGATCCACTGCAGTGTACTAGCAGAAGATAGCATTAGACGTGCTATTGAAGACTTTGAATCGAAACTATAGATAGTCCATATATAATATACTCTACCCTCTGGGGCATATTAATTGTACTACGACTTTTGTAATCTGAATAGTGGGTTTTGAAAAAAAGATAGAGTTTTTTTATACGATGAAAATCCCAAAACTACCTTTACAAAACACTGTATTCACAATATGATAGTTATATTGGTAGGAGAAATACATGGCGAAAGTTGCCCCAATACATTATGTTAACAATAAAGAGTTTACTCAAGCAATCATTGAGCATAACCAATCAGTCAAAGAAGCGATAGCAAAAGACAAAACACCACCAAGAGTGACAGAGTACATTGGTGAGTGCATCTATAAGATTGCTACTCGTTTATCTACTAGACCTAACTTCATCAACTATACCTATAGAGATGAAATGATTTGTGATGGCATAGAAAACACCTTACAATACATTAACAATTTCAATCCTGAGAAATCAGCGAATGCTTTTGCTTATGTAACACAGATTTGCTACTATGCATTCTTAAGAAGAATACAAAAAGAGAAAAAGCAATCAAAGATTAAACAAAAACAAATAGAAAATGCTGGTGTAGACTTTGCAACCTATGCTACTATAGATGGTGTAGAAGATCCAGCATTTGTAAACTCAGCAGTAGAATGGATGAAAGAAAACATGCTTTCTGAAGATACTGCTTATGACACTCGTAAAGCGAAAAAAGAAAAGAAAGGCAAACTAGACAAATTTGTAGATGAAGATAGCAATTCTTAATGATACACATGCTGGGGTAAGAAATGACCTCCAAGCAATGGGTGAGTATCAGGGAAGATTCTATAATGAAATCTTTTTCCCATACTTAGACGAACACGACATCAAACACATCATTCACTTGGGTGATTACTTTGATCGTCGGAAGTTCATCAATTTCAAATCATTAGCAACTAACAAAGCACATTTCATTGATCCCATGATAGAGAGGGGGATTACGATGGATTTGATACTTGGTAATCATGATACATTCTATAAGAATACTAATGAGATCAATGCACCTGAGTTGCTACTATTCAAGCACGATAATATCAAAATTGTTGCTGACCCAATTGTTAAAGAGTACGATGGGTTTGAAATAGGGTTAGTTCCTTGGATATGCCCTGACAACTATGATAGAAGTCTTGACTTTATCAAAACATCTACTGCTACTACATTAATGGGTCACTTTGAAATCGCAGGTGCTATTATGATGCCAGGAATGGCATGTCCTCATGGACTTGACTTTAAACTGTTTGATCGATATGACAGTGTATTGTCTGGTCACTTTCATCATAAGTCACTACAAGGTAATGTGAGATATCTAGGATCACAAATGGAGTTTACATGGTCAGACTTTGGTGATGAAAAACATTTCCATGTATTTGATACTGAAACAGCAGAACTCTCTTCAGTAAAAAACCCATTGAAGATGTTTAACAAAGTCTTTTATGATGATGTTGAAATGAAACACGATGACTTATTGTCACAAGATTTTAGTGAGTTGCAAAACACCTTTGTAAAGGTGATTATAGTAAACAAAGAAAATCCATATACATTTGACTTGTTTATGGAAAAGGTTAATGCAGAAAACCCTGTTGACCTTAAAGTGGTTGATGACAACCATCACATGGATATGTTGAGCGATGATGATGTATCGGATGCTGAAGATACACTTACCATACTGACTAAGTATGTTGACTCGCTAGATATCAATGGGGATAAGAGCAAACTAGATACTTTGCTTAAGACCCTTTATAATGAAGCACTTGAACAAAACAATTATCTATGATTACATTTAAGAAAGTTCGTTGGAAGAACTTCCTTTCAACAGGTAATACATTTACTGAAGTTGATCTAAACAAACATGGCACCACACTTATCGTTGGTGAAAATGGTGCTGGTAAATCTACCATTCTAGACGCACTTTGTTTTACCTTATTCAACAATGGATTCCGAAGTGTTAAGAGGGATCAGTTTGTTAACTCAATCAATAAGAAGGATATGCTTACAGAGGTTGAGTTTACCATAGGAAGTAAAGAATACTTGGTAAGACGAGGACATAAACCATCTATCTTTGAAGTGTACTGTAATGATACAATGCTTAATCAAAACGCAAACAAAGCAGACTATCAGGAAATCCTAGAAAAGGATATTCTTAAGATGTCACATAGATCATTTACTCAGGTCGCAGTACTTGGTTCTGCTAACTTTACCCCATTCATGCAGTTGAAAACATATGAAAGAAGAAGAATCGTAGAAGATCTACTAGACATCAGAATCTTTTCAGTCATGTATGATATAGTTAAAGGCAAGAATCGTACACTACAGGGTGAGTTGACTGAAATTAACTCTGAGATCAAAGTTGTTAATGAAAGGATTACAGGTCTTAACAACACCATTAAGTCTTTACAAGAAAACAAAGATAAGAAAGTCAATGAGTTCAAAGCAACTGTAGAAAAAACTCAAAACCATATTAAAGAACTGTTAAGTCAGATTGGGGTTAAAGAGCAAGAAGTTGCCGATCTAAATGCTACCATAGAAGATGGTGGTGATCTCAAACAGAAACTTGATAAGTTGCTGTTGCTTGAAAAATCTATAGAAGACAATCGTAAAAAGATACGCAATGAAATAGAGTTCTTACAAAACAACGATAACTGCCCAACATGTAAGCAAGGTATCGATGAAAACCATAAGAAAGAACATGGTGCGGAAAGAACAGAAAAGATCAAAGAACTAGAAGATGGTCTAAAAGATATTGATGCTAAAGTGAGATCGATTAGTGATCGACTTGAAGAGATAAGTAATATACAGCAACAAATAACCACCATTCAAAATGAGATTGGTGTAGTCCATTCAGAAATAGTATCCAATCAAAAGTACAGCACCAAACTACAAGAAGAGATTGAAAACTTACAGCAAGAATCAACCAATGCCAGTGATTATGAAAAGGCATTAAAAGATAACGATAAGTTGCTAAACTCTTACAACAAAAACAAAGAAGAAATGGTAGATACAGCATTCTATTATGATACTGCCATGAAAGTTCTAACAGACTCAGGTATCAGAACTCGAGTAATCAAGCAGTTCTTACCTATTATGAACAAACTCATAAACAAGTATCTGGCAAGTATGGAGTTCTTTATTGACTTTAACTTAGATGAGGAGTTTAAAGAAACTATCCGATCAAGGTTTAGAGACGACTTTGCTTATGCTAACTTCTCAGAGGGTGAGAAGATGAGGATTGACTTAGCATTACTATTCACATGGAGGGCAGTTGCTAAGTTGAGAAACAGTGTAAATACTAATCTATTGATCTTAGATGAGATTATGGATTCTTCATTAGATGAAGCAGGAACAGAAGAGTTTCTACGCATCATACGAAATCTAACTGAAAATCAAAATACATTTGTGATCAGTCACAAAGGTGAAATACTGTATGAGAAGTTTGATAATGTCCTCCGATTCAAGAAAGATAAAAACTTTTCAACTATTTCTTAAAACCCACTTAACAACACTTACAATTAACTATACAATAGAACTATAACTATGAATCTAGAATACTTTCACTTTGATCCCAAGGAACTACCAAACTACACAGACTGGAGACTGCCTGAAAATCGTATAGAAGCATTCGCTCGTGTAACGCATACAAGATTCGTTGAGGGAGACTTAGATCATCACCATGTTGGTAAAGTAATTGCTGATATGCATGGATGGGATAATGATCAGAAAGCACTCTATTGTATGTATTTCGGTCAGTCTTATCGTAATCACTGGGCGATGATTGCTATGCAACTTGACTTATATAACATGAGTGAGGATCAGTTAACAGACTGGCATAATAAGAATTGGCATCGTATGAAATTTGGTAATGATACCAAGTGGAATGTACGCAAGTTCCCTCAGTTTGTGATGGATATTAAGAAGAAGATTGGTAATGGATCTCTCTATGAGTATCTTGGTAATGCTGCAAATGCTGGTGGAACTGAAAGGAATTATTTTTCATTGAATAAGACTCTTCAAGAGTTCTATTCAATTGGTAGAATGACAGGTTGGTTAGCACAACAAACACTGTATGAGTTTTTTGATTGGGATATAGACCACTGGGATCAACAGTTGTATGACAATGCAACTTGGTCACAATACGATTCAATCTGCTATTTGTTTGATCGTATTGACATAGCAAGAAAGCAGAAGATCTATGAAGATGGTTGTCTAACTGAAATTAGATCTTATGAACCAACCAAGCAGGACATTTCCTTGATGGAAAATCATACTATAGAACTCATGGAACAAATGAACAATCGTATGCCATTTCATGTTGATATCTATAATATCGAATCTGTTGAGTGTGAGTATCGTAAGACAGCATATGGTCCCAAGATTAAAGAGTTTACTTTCTGGACGAGCAACGAACTTGTTGAAGACTATCAGAAACTGAAGTCTTTGTGGGCAGACTATGAGGGTCCAGGTGAAGTTGACTGGACACCATACATGGTTGGGTTTATGACAAAAGGTCGTAATGTTGTTGACTATGGTTATCATCCAGACTATTTTAAAGTGTTAACAGATTTTGGTATGAACCTGAATACTCATCATCTCTATAATGATGAACCAGATGCTCATAAAGTTCTTGGTCTACCAAAACATGTGTCCCCATCAGTTCAACTTATAAAAGATGAATGGGCAACAAAATTCAATGAAGACAGGCAAATGGAACTAATTAATAAATACAACCCTGTAAGATACTTAAAATTTAAAGATAAGAATCATATAGCATGGTCTGACCCAAATGTAAATTGGTCATATCATTCTAGTGTTTCTACTTAAAGAAAGCATGTATATCATGCCGAGACCTACTACTCCAAACAAGGATTGTCTCGTTAATAAACTGACATAAAGGAGGAACTATAATGTCAAAAAAAATAAAAGTCGCCATTGCTGGCGTGGGGAACTGCTGTTCGTCGTTGTATCAAGGTCTAGAATACTATAAAGACCATGATGAAGATGCTACAGGTGGTTCAATTCCAGGTGTAATGTTTGCTCGTATTGGTGGGTATCACCCTGCTGATATTCAAATTGTAGCAGCATTTGATGTTGATCGACGCAAGGTTGGTCGTCCTATTGGTGAAGCAATCTTTGCTAAACCTAACTGTGCTCGTGTCTTCTGTGAAGATGTGCCTGATGGTCCTATCGTTCAGATGGCTCCTGTTCTAGATGGTGTTTCTGACTATATGGATACACAACCTGAGAAGTATGGTTTCCGTCTTTCGAACGAGGATCCAGTCGATATTGTGAAAGTGCTAAAAGAAACTAAAGCAGACATCCTGTTAAATTACATGCCTGTTGGTTCTCAGGAAGCAACAGAGTTCTATGCTCAAGCATGTATTGATGCTAATGTTGCTTTCCTTAATTGTATACCTGTGTTTATTGCTTCGGATCCTGTTTGGGAGCAGAAGTTTATTGATGCTGGTTTACCATTGATAGGTGATGATATGCGATCACAGGTTGGTGCTTCAATTCTTTCTCAAGTTCTGCAAGAACTCGCATTTGATAGAGGAGCAGTTGTTGACTTTCATCAGCAGTTGAATATCGGTGGTAATACTGACTTTAATAACATGATGGTTCAAAGTCGTCTCGCATCTAAGAAGAAGTCTAAGGAAAATGTGATTCGTGCTCAAAACGATATCCGTGGTATTCCTGTTGACGATGAAGCATTGTTCGCTGGTCCTTCAACCTTTATTCCTTATTTAAAGGATAACAAAGTAGCATATCTAAATCTTCGTTTGCGTGGGTTTGGCGATGCACCTATTACGATTGATGCTAAGTTGTCTGTTCAAGACTCCGAAAACTCTGCTGGTGTTGTGATTGATGCTATTCGTTATCTAAAGGTTGCTCGTGAAATGGGTATCGTTGGTGCTCTTCGTGGACCTTCTGCTTGGACTCAAAAGACTCCACCAGAACAAATGCAATACTCTGATGCGAAAGCAGAATGCGGTGCATTTGCTGCTCGTGACAAAACAAAACTCACAGCATATAACACTTACAAATGATCAATACTTATGACATCGATGGTGTAATCTATCTGGGCGAGTATGATGGTCTGTATCCAGGCAAAGACGATATTATTGTCACTGGTCGCAGTATAGAAGAAAAACCAGAAACGATTAGGATGCTTGAATCTAAAGGTATCAAAAATTCTGTTATGTTCAATCCTCTACCCTTTGACGAAAAGTCAAGAGTGTCTTCGGGCATACATAAGGGTAGAGTGATTAAAGATATGATAGATTCTGGTATTGAACATGGAGTTCATTTTGAGGATGATGAAATTCAGATTGAAGCGATTCGAGGGATTGTTCCTGATGTTCGTATAGTTCATGTAGTATCTGATCTAGTAGATAAAGAAAATGTGAGGCATGATAAATGAGGAAGATAATTGCTATTGGTGGTGTGCCAGGAACAGGTAAAACAACCCTGATGCGCAACTTCATTGCTACGATTGATGACTGGGAGATGGTTGAACCAGTGAAACTTTTATCCTGTATGTACACAAAATCTAAGGATTGTTACATCTTTGGTAAGTATGAGGAAGGAGAAGTCTTTGCTGGAACTGATCGTCTGTCTATGGCAGTTCAACCGAATGCTGTCGAGTTCTTAAAGTCTACTCAAAGCAACATTATCTTTGAGGGTGATCGATTGTTTAATCAGTCTTTCTTAGAAGTTATTATGGGACTCCCAAATACAGATCTACAGATTGTATATCTAACTGCTCCTCAATCTACCTTAGAGAGTCGCTACAGTGATCGTGGATCCGAACAGTCTGAGAAATTTCTAAAAGGAAGAGAAACTAAATACAACAACCTATTATCAAATTTTGAATTGATGTCCTACATTACTGAGTTTCCAAATACCAACTTAGAAGAGCAGAGAAAGGTTCTAGAATTTTTAGAAACCAACTTTACAGCACCAGAAGAATAGAATACAATATAACTATGACAGTAGAAATAATACAAGCAAGGTCTAAGCATGATTGTGAACATCTGTTGGGTAAATTCCTAGATGATTCTCATTATGACTTAGTAGTTGAAAATGATACAGATTTCTATGCACCTCCAACATTGACAGATGAAAGAAGTGAAGCAAACATTATGTTCAAGTTTCGTAAGAATGTTTTCACTGCTAAAGAAATGGAAGACTGTTACAATGGTCTCATAGGTGCTGCCCAAGAAACTCATAATAGAGGACTTGCTGCTGGACCAAGAGGTGAAAAAGAGGGTAATAGAGACTGGGTGACAGATTGTCAACTAGAATTACTTGATCACTTTATGTCTGGTGGTGGTTCATTGTTTAGCGATGAAGACCCTGTACAAGAAATACTCGATAGATGGAAAGGAGATAATTCAGTTCCAACAAGAGGAATGGTTTGGTTAAGAAATAAAATTAAAGATGATCCTGACTTTGAATACGAAGGATTCTTTGATAAAATACTTGCTAAACTCAGAGCGATGAATCCCGAAGATGCTAATGCATATGCTACAAAGATAGCAAGTGAATACATCTCAGAAACATCATATGCTCAAGCAGTTAATAGTGGTATTGCTGGTTTCTTCGATAGATATCCTAGAATACCTTATTGCCGACCCACTGCTTTTACTGAGCAAAACCCTGAGAAGTTTAAGATGGCATTCCCATTCTTAAACAAACTAGACTCTTATTTCAAAGATCTACTTCCTCAACGATATGCTTCTCAAAGAGAACATGCTGATAGATTAGATCCTAAGTTTCTAATCTCAGATACAGTGTTCACCACTGCTACAGTTAACAAAACATTTAGAACTGCTGCCCACAGGGATGCTGGTGATCTAAGTTCAGGTTTCTCAAATCTATGTTGTATCACTAATGGTAAAGATTTCAAAGGTGGTTATCTAGTTCTACCTGAGTTTAGAGTGGCAATCAATATTCGTCCAGGAGATTTATTGCTTATAAATAATCATGAGGGTATCCACGGAAACACTGAAATCGTAGGAGATGAAGGATTTGAAAGAATGTCCATCGTTTGCTACTTCAGAGAAAAGATGCTAGAGTCAGGTTCATTCGAATATGAACAACTAAGAAAGCAGTTTGTTTATGCTAGAAAGAATAACAATGAGCATTCTGATTGGCGACCATTATGGAATGGTATCTCGCCATCAATGTGGGAATCTCAAGAGTGGGATGACTATCTTGTACAGTATGGTTTCCCACCAGATAATGAACGAAGTTCACTAGAATCATTTTTTGGATAATATATGTATCAATTAGTAGAAGAATCAGCAAAAGTATTAAGAGAACCAACACAACAGTTCGATTTTGATAATCCTATCGTAGATCCTGTTGAGTTAAGAGAAAAACTTACTGAGACCATGTATAAAGGGCAAGGTCTTGGACTGTCTGCTAATCAGGTAGGAATACCTGCTCGAGCATTTGTCATGAGAACTGCCGAAAAAGATGATGCTGTAATCTGCATCAATCCCACTGTTAGAGCATGGTCTAAAGAAAAGGTATTAATGGAAGAAGGATGCCTATCCTTTCCTGGACTTTTCGTAAGTATAAGTAGACCTGCCACAATAGAAGTAGAATTCTATAATGAGAAAGGCGAAAAGCAAGAAGCGAAATATGCTGGGATTACTGCTAGGTGTTTTCAACATGAGTTGGATCATTTAGATGGTATATTATTCATAGAACATGCATCGAGGTTGAAACTTGAAAGAGCACAAGCAAAAAGAACTAAAAGAGCAAGAGAACAAAGAAGATTCGTTGAGAGACTTCAAAGTTTTAGAACTGCCTAATTGTCTTACAGAAGACGAATGTAATCACTTAGTTCAATTCCACAAAACACATCAGCACTTAGTCACTTTCAATGATCCTGCCCAACACTATAATGGCAGGAGAATACCTTTAGAAAACATTAAGACATATGAAGTGCGACGAGCAATTCGTAAAGCACAGTATGTTGCCATATCAAATATATTTGCTTCATATAAAGATCAAGTGTTCCCAGAACAAGCAGAGATTATGAGGTGGAAAGTTGGCATGGATCAAAAACCCCATATCGATAAGATGGCTGGACTTGATGGCGATGAGGTGATCGATGTCTATCCTGAAACTGCATGGGCAGCAATCGTATATCTTAATGACTCCTATGAGGGTGGAAGAACTTTCTTTGAGTCTTGCCCCGAATTACCACTCGGATATGAAATCAAACCAGAAAGAGGTAAGATAGTCATGTTTGAGGGTATGGAGTTTTATCATGGTGTCACCAAAGTACGAAGAGCAGAGCGATACACTATTGCTATGTGGTTTACTCGTAATTGGAAAACCATGGCACCAGATTTAAGAACCTAACTTTACGACACCCATCGCTTTTTAGTATGATACTAAAATGGCGAAAAAACGAAAATACACCGAGTTCCCCAATCCTACATCTAAGGCAGGGGAGTTAATCAAACGCAGAAGATTACAAATGCTAATTCATAGTTGCTGTTATTATGAATTAGATCATGAGGTAATCACTGACCACCAATGGCAAGATTGGGCAAACGAACTTGCCGACCTAATTAAAGAACATCCAGACGCATACTCAGATTCTTATGATGAGCATTTTGAGGGATGGGATGGAACCAGTGGTTATAACTTACCACACAGGGATCCATGGGTATTGGGTAAGGCACAATCATTAATAAAACTATCACAGGGGTTTACGACACCCTCTACTTTTTAGTATCATATAATAATGATAAAACATAAAGATAACCTTGCGAAACTACTTGCCACTGAAAATGTTACAGTGCAGTATAAAAACTGTCAAACAGCAATGTTTGATGTTAAGAACAGAGTAATCACTCTGCCTATATTCAAAGAAGATTTGTCTGAATCTCTACTTGACCTTTTTATTGGTCACGAGGTATCACATGCACTTCATACTCCTTTAGAAGGATTACATGAAACTGTAAGCAACAAACCTGTGCTTAAAGGTTATCTTAATGTTATAGAAGATGTACGCATTGAGAAAATGATCAAAGCAAGATATCCAGGACTTAAAGCAAACATGAAGAAAGGTTATGCTGAGTTAATGGATATGGATTTCTTTGGTGTCAAGAAAATGGGTGATGATCACGTGTTATCACTTATTGACAAAATCAATCTTACTACTAAAGTTGGTGAGTTCTTAATGCTAGACTTTACTGACGAAGAAAGATCATTCTTAGATAGAGCATACCTAGTGGAAACTTGGGATGATGTAGTAGCATTAGCAACTGAAATCTATGAGTGGTCAGAAGAAAACGAAAACAAAGAAGATGATCCCGAGCAGGAACCTGAAGAAGTAGAACAAGAAGATGAATATGGTACTGATCAAACCACTGGTGAGGGTGAAGAAGAGGGTGAGTCTGACTCATCATCAACAGAGGAATATGGTGAGGATGATATTCCTGAGGAGATTGAATCTAATATACCAGCAGCAGGTGAAGATGCTAGGAATGCTATGACTGAAGAGTATGCTCATAAGTTCGAAGAAATGGAACTTAGAGATAACTTACAGAATGTGATTAACATTCCTTCAGATCACTTTGATCATTGGAAACCTGAGCATAGAATCCAAAACAACGATGTGTTCATAGAGCAAATAAAGCACTACAGAAGTGAGAACATGCCTATGATCAATCACATTGCTAAAAAACTAGAAACAAAGAACAAGAAAGTTATCTCATTAATGGTTAAAGAATATGAGATCAAGAAAGCAGGTTCTTTATATGCACGTGCTAGAACTGCTAAGACAGGTGCTATCGATACATTAAAACTTGCTAAGTATCAAATCGTAGAAGATATGTTCAAGAGAGCAACTATCATACCAGAAGGCAAGAGTCATGGTATCGTATGTTATATCGATTGGTCTGGTTCTATGGATAAAGTTGCCTATTCTGCATTAGAGCAAGCATACATCGTAGCAAAGTTCTGTAGACAAGTTGGCATACCACATAGAATATTCTTATTCACAAGTCACAGTAATTATGACTATGACACTGATAATAAAATATACAGCGAAGGTGGTCAAGGACATATGATTGAAGTCTACCACAACAGACAAACTATTAAACAATTCCAAAATTCTAATCTTGTTCTAAGTGCATTGATTGCTTATTCATGCAGAACAGATTTTTGGAATGTGAACAAAGCAATGAGAAACGATTTCATGAATGATTATGCACCTCTTTTAGAACACTATGAGAGTGATGATCGACGATATGGTGGTTGGCTGATCTTAGATGAGTTGTTCCCATACCCACCAAACAAATTAAGAATGGGTGGTACACCATTGAATGGTTTACTTCATACTGCTAGATACTTACTTAGAGAGCAAAAATCTCAGTACAATCTAGACTTTCAAAATCTAATCCTTGTGACCGATGGTTTCTCAAACAGATTAGATTTACCTGAAAATAATTACAACTACCATGGTAGAGGTAACTATGGTGGTAGAGGTTCTCAAAGAACCATGTTCACAGATCCTTTCAGTAAAAGAGGGTACAACCTAAGATTAGCAGGTGATGGGATAACTGGAACTATGGGTATGGTTGATTATGTAAAGCAAGAAACAGGTGCTTCTGTAACAGGATATTTCATCGTCAGAAACAAAAATGATTTCAGCGACTTCTATTGGCATATTGGCTGGACATTTGAGAGATCTTCAGCAAGAGTTTTTGAAAAAGCAAACCCATCCGACGAAAGATGGGCAGAATGTAACAAACAAGGTGGTGTCAACTTTACAGGCACAACCTTTGACAAATTACTCTTTGTCAAAAGTATCCATGCAACAGGAGATGATACTTTAGATGAGGGGTTAGTGGGTGCTACGAGAGGAAAACTAAAGACTGCCTTTAGTAAGAATGCTAATAGCAAAATTAAATCAAGGTTCATAGTGAACCAAATGATCGAGGGATTACAAATATGAGAACGATACAAATAGAACCATGCTGGAACGCAGAGATTCCAACTGTTAATCTAAATGATGCTATATACGATATGGGTCCAGCACCCTGCGATGAATGCGAACGAAAAACACTTTGTAAAGAAGAAGAAGTGGAATGTAAAGCATTCAGAGTATGGGTTAATAATGGCACAAAATGGAACCCATCAAAGGTAGGACACTTATTAAGACCTGTTAAATGATAACAATCGTAGGATCAAGCAAAGGTGTAGGCAAACTCTTTCATGAGTATTTGCTTACAGCATTTCTGCAAGATGTACCCATTAACCTTATCTCAAGATCAGAGGGTTATAATCTGAATGATGATAAAGAGTACAAACATGTAGTAGACCTTTGCTCAGAATCTGATATTGTTTTTAATAATGCACCTGCTATCTTTCAATTAGATCTAGTGTATGATGCTATTTACAATACAGAACACTACACACCCAAAGATTGGTTGCATGTAGGTACACAAATGACTGATATTATTGACGATGCTAAACTTGGAGGAATGGACTACATTACTAAGAAACAAGAATTTGCTGATTTCATTAGACAAGAGATAAACAAGTATGGATTGAATAGTGTTCATTCTGAAAGTTTAAACAGGCATTGTTTATTATCATTGGGTGCAGTAGAAACAAATCAGATAGACAAACTTTTCAATAGACTGGACATTGCTATGATTAATAGAGAATACATGTTCAAATTATTTGACTTTATACTAGATACTCCACCAGAGTATTGCTTGGGTGAGATTAGACTAGTACCAGATCAATACATTAGTCCTGAATGTAATAAGGACTTTGAGTTCAAAAGACATTTACAAAAGTATACAAAATGACTTTACGACACCCCTCGTTTTTTAGTATGATATATGTATAGTTGATTAATAAGAGGAGTAAACTATTATGACGGATCTATATTACCCAAATGGCGACTTGTTCAAAATGAACGATGATCGTGCTAAGGTGCTTGAGGAACTTAAATCTAAATTCCCAGGCAAAACTCAATTCACAAAGGAAGATTTCCTTAGTGTGTTTGATTCTATTCCAGGATGGGCAAAGCATCGTCCATATGGATTTCGTAATGGGGACACTTACGACTTAACCACCCTGCTTTCCCCAGCAGGTAAAGTCGTGCCCATTACATCTCAACCTGTTGCTCATGAGCAACCTGTTAATGTGCTAGAGGATGATGTATCCTTAGTTCCTACCAAAATGAGCAACTTTGTTCCTTTTGGTAATTTCAAAGATATCAAACAGATCGTATCCTCTGGGTTGTTCTTCCCAGTGTTCATTACTGGTCTGTCTGGTAACGGAAAGACTCTTATGGTCGAGCAAGTATGTGCTCAACTCAAGAGAGAGATGTTCCGTGTTAACATTACTGTAGAGACTGATGAGGATGATCTTATTGGTGGTCACACTTTGGTTGATGGCAACCTACAGTATAGAGAAGGACCAGTTCTCAAAGCAATGAGAAAAGGTGCAGTTCTATTACTTGACGAAGTTGACTTGGGTGGTAACAAACTGATGTGTTTACAATCCATCCTAGAAGGCAAAGGATATCTAATCAAAAAGACTGGTGAGTATATTTTCCCTGCTCCAGGATTTACAATCATTGCGACTGCCAATACTAAAGGGCAAGGCAACGAAGATGGTAAGTTCATCGGAACTCAAATCATGAACGAAGCAATGCTAGAAAGATTTGCTGTCACTGTAGAGCAAACCTATCCTAATGTTTCAGTAGAGAAAACCATCCTACAAAAAGAGATGGCACTATCAGGCGAAGTCGATGGTGAGTTTGTTCAGAAACTTACCGATTGGGCAGATGTAATTCGTAGAACTTACATGGATGGTGCGATTGAAGAAGTGATATCTACTCGCAGATTAGTTCATATTGTTAGAGCATTTAGAATGTTCAATGACAAAATGAAATCTATCGCGATGTGTCTTAATCGTTTCGATAATGAGACGAGAGATTCTTTTCTAGACCTTTACACCAAAGTAGATGAGAATGCTTTAGACGGTGAAAATAATATCGTTGATGAGATACTTTCTGAGGAATACAGTGAGCAAAATTAATTACTCAGTGCTAGAGTCCTGGATCGACAAACAAGTCGATTCAGGCACGACTTTCAAAAATAAGGTACAGGCAGCACGACAATTCATTGAAGATGCCAATCCTAAGTTTAATATATTAGTTGATTATGGTAGAGGTGAAGTTCTCAGGTCAACTCCTCGAATCAAAACTCTTTTTGATAAGGTGACCAACTCATCTCTAACCAAATCTAATGTTCACCCCTCCGATAGGGATGAAGAATGGTTAGATAGAATACAAAACATGGCAGTGGTAGCAGAATCGAATTACTTGTTTGATACAACCTTTGATCCTAACAATGCTATGCACTGTTCTTTTGCCAGAACATTTTCTGAGTATGGTTCAGGTGGTAAAGCACTAGAGAAACCACTGGCAATGTATTTTGACTGGACAGATGATGTAGAGATACATGGTCACGATTCTATAGATGATCAAGGAATACCTGTAGAGCAGAAGTCAGAAACAGCAACTAGAAAGAGTTCTGGATACTTCTGTGGTAATTGTTCATGGGGGCAAGAAACCGAAAAGACTTCATCCTTAGATAGGATTAAGAAGTATGACAGGGATAATCCTTGGATTTGTATGTCAGGTAGAGATCCTGTCACTGGTCAAGCAATATATGTGTTTAGAGTTAGATGGTCAGATATGAAAGAGTACCTGTTAGAACAGTTCGAAGCAAAAGCACCAAGACTGAGGAGTAATCACTGGATGTCTATACCGACCGAAAAAGTGGAAGGATTGTACTGTTCTGTGCCATTAATGTACATAAATCGGGTAGAAAGGAACAATTTTAACACGGAATTTTTCAAGTGGGTAGTAAATGAGGTATTTAATCTCAAAACTACCTTTACAGAATACACAACAAGTCTTATACTATAACTATGGGATTGTTTAAAAAAAGAGATGATGGGTTTTTGCCCGATAAATCAAAATACAAATACAATGAAGATATGATCATTGCGGAATTGATAGGATATGTCAACAAGACTTACGATGAACATTACTCACTCAACAAGTTTCAAGCGACCGAGTTTATTATTGACTCTGGTCATGGGGAAGGTTTCTGTATGGGCAATATTATGAAATATGCTCAACGATATGGAAAGAAAGATGGTAAGAATAGAAAGGATCTATTCAAAGTCTTACATTATGCCATAATGGCTGTTCACAATCACGATCTTACACTGGGAGGTAAAGATGAAAATAAGTGAAAACACTAGAGATATTTTAAAGAATTTCTCTACTATCAACTCTGGGATAGTCGTTAAAGAAGGGAATACTTTCAGAACAATCTCTGCTATGAAAAACATCATGGCAAAGGCAACTGTTTCTGAAGAGTTTTCTGACTTTGCAATCTACGACCTCTCAGAATTTTTGGGTGCGATATCATTGTTTAATGATGCGGACTTTGACTTTGGTGACTCTTCAGTAGTGATATCCGATGCTAATTCTAGCATGGTTTATTTCTTTGCTGCAGAGAACACAGTTATATCACCACAAAAGGATATCTCGTTCCCTGAACCTGAGATTACCTTTACTCTAACACAGCAAGTTAGAGATGCTGTTGAAAAAGCATCAGCAGTATTAGGTGTCAGTGATTTGATTCTAGAATCAGATGGAACTGTAGTCAGATTATCTGTAAGAGATAAAAAGAATACTACATCTAATGTGTTCAGTAGAATCGTTGCCGATGGTGATGGAACTAAATACAAAATGAATTTTAAGATCGAGAATCTTAAACTGTTGAATGGAGATTACAATGTGTTTGTATCTAGTAAAAACATTTCACAGTTCAAGCATACTGAGAGTGATCTTGAATACTTTATAGCATTGGAACCAGATTCTAAATATAATGCTTAAGAAAGAGTCAGACATTTGTTTGACTCGGGAGATGTCCTCCTCTTATCCGTCCTCTGGGCAGGCATCGCGAACTAATTGGTGGGGATTAGTTCACTCTTTACTCGGGAGAATATTATGAATGAATTTTTATGGGTTGAAAAGTATAGACCCCAAACTATTGACGATGTAGTATTACCAGAAAGCATCAAGTCTACATTTAAAGACTTTGTTGCTAAAGGTGAAATCAGCAATCTACTTTTATGTGGAACTGCTGGTACAGGCAAGACTACTGTCGCAAAAGCACTTTGTAATGAATTGGGTGCTGACTTTATAGTTATCAATGGATCTGATGAAGGTAGATTGATTGACACATTACGAACTAAGATTAAGAACTTTGCTTCTACAGTATCTTTGGGTGGGAACTCAAAAGTAGTTATACTAGATGAAGCAGATTATATGTCACCAGAATCGGTACAACCAGCACTAAGAGGATTCATTGAAGAATTTAGTGCGAACTGTAGATTCATATTCACTTGTAACTTCAAAAACAGAATTATCGAACCACTACACTCTAGGTGTACTGTTATAGATTTTAAAGTACCATCGCAGGATAAACCTGCTATTGCTAGTGCTTTCTATAAAAGAGTATGTGATATACTCGAGTCAGAAGGAATCGACTACTCTAAGGAGGTGGTAGCAGAGTTGGTCAGCAAACACTTCCCTGACAATCGTAGAATACTGAATGAATTACAAAGATACTCATCTTCAGGAGTTATCGATTCTGGCATCCTTACTAATATCGCTGAAGAAAAAATTGCTCAACTTATGACTTCTCTAGAGAATCGTAAATGGGGAGACATGAGAAAGTGGGTTGCTCAAAATGCAGATAACGATCCAATCTTATTATACAGAAAGATCTTTAACTCTTTAGAGAGCAAACTCAAAGCAGAATCAATACCAGCAGCAGTATTGTTGATTGCTGACTATCAATATAAGAATGCATTCGTAGCAGATGCCGAAGTTAATTTGGTTGCCTGCTTAACTGAGATTATGTCGGAGTGTGCATTTAAATGAGTTTTTTAGTTGTTGGTGCGAGAACAGGAATAGGTAAGGCACTATATGATGAGTTGCTTGCCCTTGGATACGCAGTCCATGGGACTTCCTCTACTCCAACTGAGGATTTGATTGAATTAGACCTCACCGATCCTGTCTCAATCCAACGACTAAATTCGCAGATACCTGAACCAGATATAGCATTCAACTGTGCAGTTAAATGGAACAAAGCAACATCACCGATGGATCTAGGAAGACTAGGTAATCCGATAGGTGAGCAAAGTCTATATGACTTTGAGGAAATGCTAAGAGCAAATGTAGTAGGATATCTAGAACTATTTCAAAAAGTTTATCTACAATGGATAAATACTAAGGTGGTTCATCTTGGATCAGGTACAGTACCTGCCAATATGAATTTACCGAATGCGAGAGAAAGTGATAAACGAGTTGCTCGTTTTGCAATCTCTTCATGTAAAGCAGCACAGCAAATGTTAGTTGCTCGTGCGCAATACGAAAATCCCGAGAGAAAGTTTGTATGGTTGGATCCGATACCACCTGATGCAATAGGAGTAGCAGATCCGACCATCACAAACCGAGTTCTAGAAGGAACAAGTTTAGAACAATGGAAAGTGGATGACAGTATAGATAAAGAAGTCAATATGTGGGGTACAGGTTTACTATCACCACGTGCTTGTGCACAATATATAATACAGGAATACAAAAGGTTATTGTAATGGGACAGCATGCAGATAAAGTAGAACAGAGACGAAAACAGATCGAGATTGAAGAATGGGCATCTAAAGTCAAAATGATCCACGCATATCCAAAAGATGATGACAAAATCTTTGATGTGATCTACAATGATGGCAAAATTATTAGAGAGAATCTAACAACAAAAAAAGTAGAAACTATTCTCCCCGAAGGTATTAATGAATCAAAGAAATCTTATCTCGCGAGAGTCGAACGAAAAATGAATCAAGTGATAGCAGACATCAAAGCAGGGTTTGATGCATCATGAATCCATTTGATTTTGTATCAGCAGTAAGTTATACGAAGGAAGATATCATGCCTGACTCTCTAGCAGAGAAGGCATATAATCCCTATCTTACAAACAAATCACTATCCTATCACCAAGATTCAGTCTTGTTTGCTAATGAAATGAACAGTCGATACCACCTAGATCATCGTCTTCAGTTTCAATTTTTAATAAATACTCTTAGACAGCGAAAAAGATTTTCCAAATGGGAAAAATCTGAAAAGTTGAAAGATTTGGATGTTGTCAAAGAGTATTATGGGTGTTCCTCTAAAAGAGCAGAGGAATATCTCTCACTCCTTGACGATAATTCATTATTGAATTTGAAACAAAAAATGGACAAGGGTGGGATTAACCATGGAAGAACTAAAGAATGAGGTTTCTGAATTACTAGAGATCAAACTGAAACAATCAGATGATTTCTTAAAAGTAAAAGAAACCTTGACACGGATTGGTGTTGCTTCACGAAAAGATAAAACACTATTTCAATCCTGTCATATATTACATAAAAGAGGACAGTACTTTATCGTACACTTTAAAGAACTGTTCAAACTAGATGGTAAGGACACAGACATTAGTGAGAATGATATCGGTAGAAGAAATTCTATCGCAAAATTATTAGCAGAATGGGAATTGATTGAGATAGTAGACAAAACCAAAATTGAAGAACCAATTGCTCCACTATCACAAATCAAAATTATACCATTCAAAGAAAAAGAATTATGGAGTCTAGTGCCCAAATACAACATCGGCAATAAAGTCGAAGTTGAATAACAGGGGAAAATATGTTAGACTTAATAGGAACAATCTGGGCAATTGTACAACAACTGCCTGTAATTGTAACAGTGTGTTCCGCAGTTGCTGCGATGACACCTACACCGAAGGATGACCTTCTTATTGCTAAACTTTACAAAGTGATCGACTTGTTCGCACTCAACTTTGGAAAGGCAAAGGAGAAGAATCCTTTATTAGGATAATTCCAAACCTATAGGAGAAACCAATGGAAGTATTGATATTCATTCTAGTCGTATTGGCGATTGCTGGTGGATTTCACTTATACAGTGAAAGAACCACAGGTACATCTGCATTCGATTTAGATAAAGATGGAGATGTTGATTTAGATGATGCAAAGGTAGCAGTATCTGCTGCAAAGTTCAAATTGGCTGATCTCAAAAAGAAAACCAAAGCAGAATTACTAAAACTCGCAAAGAAAGAGAAATTAGTAGTTGGTGCTAGAGATACAAAAGCAAAGATCCTTGAAGCATTCAAGAATCTCGTAGATTAATTTCTAAGCAATCTCGAGAAGGGGAGCATTGCTCCCCTTTTTTTTATTTCTCGTTTACAAATTCATTGAGTTGTCGTGCAACTGCGATAACTTGTTCTGGTGAGATATGTTGTTCACCTAGTCCTTTCTTATCATTAGGAAAATTCTCATTGTGTTGATACACCTTAGAATTATCCCTTTCGATATTCATCTCTAAAAGACCTTGTGCTTGTGAGAGCAGATCTGCTCTTATTTCGAACCCAGACTTGGGTGTGTTGTAATTTGCCATTTTAACCTCCTGTGTGTATGTGTGTATTAATGACTAATATATTTATTCCAACTGTAGTCCAACTAGAATAGGATTATAAATAATGGTATGATTGAAATTACTGACAGAGCAATAGAAGCATTGTTAGAAAAGACAAAAAGCAAGGAAGGAGTTAGGATAGGCATTCAACCTGCAGGATGCAATGGTTGGAAGTATGTATTCGACTACCTTTATCAAATACAAGAAGATGATGTAATAAGTGACTTTGGTAAATTCAAAGTAGCAATAGATTCACTATCTGCTCCTCACCTGAATGGATTAGCATTGGATTATATAACAGAAGGACTCAACAGTCGATTCGATTTTGTAAATCCAAACACTGGAGCAACATGTGGTTGCGGTGAGTCCTTTACAATAAATGGGTTAGAGAATGGAAACTTTTTTTCAATTAGTAGGTGATCTTGGAGCACCGATTGCTATGGCATTAGCATCGGGATTCTTCATCTTCTTAGTTATAAAACAGATTATGCAAGGAATTGTTGATTCAATCGCAACCCTTACTATGTTTTGTGAGTCTCTGGAAAACAGAGCAAGAACTATGGCAAACGAAATGATCAAGATAGATCTTTTGGTAAGTAGTGCATTAGAATTAAGACCAGATATCGATAGAATCGCTCGAAGTGAAAACTTTATTGAAGATGGTAAACTTGATGTGAGGAGAGATTAATGGAATTTTTAGTTATAGGATTATTATACTTTGCACTCTGCAATGAAGAAGTCGTAGAGGAAGAGGTTGTTGTTACACCAGCAACGATACCAGAAGAGGCAGTTAATGTCGAAGAAGTAATGGCAATCGCAGAAGTATTGACTAAAATATCAAAAATTCAAAAGGATGAAGAGTAATGGAAGACCCATCCGCAATAGTAGATTTGATCAGTCAATATGGGTTTCCTGTTGTTGCAATGGGTGGATTGGGATACTTTGTGTATTTTGTATGGAATTTTATTGGTGAACACATAGAACCCCAAATAGAAAAGATGCATTTTGCATTGATACGAGTGATAGATCAAACTCGTATGCTAGATCAAGATATGATACGACTACAGCAAAAAGTAAATGTCGTATTAGAATATCGAGAAAGACAAAAATTGTTAGAAGAGGGTAAGAATGAGAAGTCAAAGTCAAAATAAAGCATTCAAAAATGCAATGTCTTTGTACAAAAACAAAACATTAGAACATACAATTATAGGATTGTTTACAGCATTTATCTTATTGTTGACTATGTTTCTAGCATCTTATGTAACTGCTGATCAATTAGTACAGCAATTTAAGAACCCCTCATTCAGTGGTGTAGGAACATCATCGCATTATCTAACTATTGATAATCAAGAGAAAGCAAGAAGAGATAAGATAGAAGAAGATATAGAAGCAGCACTCAGACAAGCAGAAAGAGATGCAGACAATACTACACTTGCAAAGTTTATGAGAAACTTAGAATCTAGGATTTATTCACAAATATCAAAAGACTTAGTCACTGCATTGTTTAGTGGCGAAGGAAGTACATTTGGTACATTCCTTATCGAAGGAAACACTGTAACCTATGAGAAAACATTATGTATGGGTGATATGACAGGTTGTGTAGAAGGTGATGAAGTTATCGTATTGACTATTGTCGATGCTGAAGGATCTACAACAACAATTACAATACCCATAGGTGCTGGTACCATAGGTGGACTCGGTGGTTAGATCACTCTTAGCAATCATACTCATTATGTCAGGTTGTGCTAGTTTGCCCAACCCACGAGTATTAGATTGCGTAGAAGCAGATGGCAAGTTTCAAGTCAAAGATATCTATGGATCAACTTATGAACAGTTTGTTCCTTGTGTTGAGAAACCAACAACCATTGCACTTCCAACTCATAAACAATTAAGAGATCTACCAGCACCCATAACTAATCCATATGTAATCGCAGTTTATAGTTTCCAAGATAAAACAGGACAGAGAAAGTCCAAACAAAATTTAGCAGACTTTTCCACAGCAGTAACACAAGGTGGAGAAGCATTACTCATTGATGCTTTAAAAACAGCAGGAAATGGTAAATGGTTTAGAGTAGTGGATAGATCCATTACAGATTATCTAGTGAGAGAAAGACAGATTGTTAAATCTACTAGACAAACATATTTAGATGTGGAAGATGAAAAGGAAGCATTGCAACCTTTACTATTCGCAGGAATGATTTTTGATGGAGGTATTATTGGATATGATACCAATATCGAAACAGGTGGTAATGGTGCCAGATACTTAGGTGTCGGTGCCAGCCAACAATATCGTAGGGATGCTGTTGTAGTATCATTACGAGCAATATCAGTATCGACTGGAGAAGTTCTTATGAATGTTCAGTCATACAAAACAGTTTTATCCGTGGCACAAGGATTCGATGTATTTCGATTTGTTGACATGGATACTAAACTAGTTGAAATAGAAGATGGTATCTCTGAGAATGAGAGTGTGACTTATGCTGTTCGTGCTGCCATAGAGCAAGCAGTGATCGGCATTATAACACAAGGTGAGGAAAGAGGTTATTGGAAATCTCGTTCCTCTAATGAAGAAATAAACGGAGAAGAAACATGAAGAATCTATTAGTATTCTTAGTTGCTCTTATATCGGTTGGAACTTATGCGCAAAGTTCATCTGATAACCAAGTCTTCATTGAACAAGTTGGAGATACTCTTAACTTAAATATACAACAAACAGGTTATGGTAACAAAATTGGTGGTGATGATTTTTCATCTTCACCTGCCGATATGGTTATCACTGGGTCTGGTTTAACTTTCGATATTGATCAAATCGGAAATCAAAACTTATTATATGGACCTGTTGTATCAGATAGTTCAAGTTTTACTACATATTTTTCAGGAGACTCTAATGTTCTAGATTGGAACATAGGATATCTTGGAAGCACAGACTCATCTGATTTTGATTTGTCTGCAACAGGTGATTCTAACACTTGGGATATAGATTGGGGTTATGTGACCTCTGCAGAAAGATTTGATTTTGACCTTACACTTACAGGGTCAACAAATACTTTCGACATTGATGTAGAAGTAGATGACGCAACATGGAATTACACAGTTGATGGGGATGACAATGACATCCTATCAAGTCAAACAGATGGTGCTTATCAGTATCAAATCGTTGACTTCACAGGAGACAGTGTAGATATGGATATTATTCAAAAATCAGGAACATGTCCGACAGGTGTAACAACTTGCTATGGGCATATTGATTTAGACATAACATCAGACAATGCGACAATTGCTATTACTCAACAAGATTCTACTGACTAGTTTTCTAGCAGTAGGATTGCAATCCGATCCGATCGGGGATGTAACAGATATATCTGGGTCGGGATCTAAAGTTTTACGAACAAATGAAACATACGATCCCGACTTAGACTTTGACATCGTTTCTTTTGATGATGTAAGAACAGGACAAGGTAGATTAGAAGTCACCTTTGTAGATGATACAACTTTAAAACTTACAGAACACAGTAAAGTTATTATTGACGAAGTTGTATACGATCCTGATCCAAACAAAAGTAAAATGGCAATGCGATTTGCTGCTGGAACTGCACGATTCGCAACAGGAAAGATTGGGTTAGTACCCAAAAAGAATATCAGCATCACAACACCCTCTGCAAACATAGCAATTAGGGGAACAGATTTTACAACCACAGTAGATGAGATTGGGCGATCACTCGTCATACTGTTACCAGATGCTAATGGTAATGCATCTGGTGAGATAGATGTTATAACTGCTGGTGGAACTATAACATTGAATGAAGCATATCAAGCAACGATGGTGCCGAACTTTGAATCGCCACCAAGTCAACCATTGATTTTAGATCTAGATCTAAATATGATTGACAACATGTTTATTGTATCACCACCCAAAGAGATACAAAAACAAGAACAAGAACAACAAGCAAATTCTAATGGTGGTGATAATCTTTTAGATGTTGATCTATTAGAAGAAAACTTACTAGAAGAAGATCCCGAACTCAGTGAAGATAAGTTAGAATTTACTGAATTGGATATAGACTTACTAGATGTTGATTTACTCATAGATGTTCTAGAAGTAATGGAAGAAATTGAAAAAGCAAGAGCATCTGGATCATCAACAAATACATCAGGAGATGGTGCTTTCATTAAGGGTACTACTGCTCCAGGATTTGATAAGGTGACAAACTTCAACACACTGATTGATACAGGTAGTGGTAAAGTCACTTTCTTCCGAGATGCAGGTGGTGTGGTTTCTATAACATTAAGTGTAGAAGCAAATGCTACATTAAATGCTACCAATAACACTGGTGCCACCTCTGAAATTATAACTAATGAGGGTGGAGCAATATCAATTATTATAAGGCAAAATGGATAAATTACTTTACATAGGATGGATGATTTTAGCATCATATGCTTCATTACTGATAGCAAATGATAATGAAGTCTATATCAATCAAGTGGGCAACAACTTTGATCTCACCATAAACCAAACAGGATACAACAGCAAAGTAGATTTTAGTGTGGGTGGTGCCAATAATGTAGTTGACATAACACAACAAGGCAATAGTGCATATGTTGGTTACACTACATTATGGGGTTCAGGTTTAAGTTGGGGTGGAGATTTAGATGGCGATTACAATAATCTAAAAATAGTACAAACATGCAATCAAGGATCATCCTGTGCTAGTGATAGATTTGAGTTTCATGTAGTGGGTGATAGCAATGATGTAGACTTCTATCAAGGATATCACGTAACAAGTTCAGGCACGGTGTTAGCAATTGATGATTATGAATATGGTGGACATTTTACACGATTAGATATTCATGGTTCTAACAATAAGTTTTTAGGAAGTCAACGAGCAAATAACTCAGGACACGAACATTCAAACATCACCTATATCTATGGTGATTATAACGATGTGTACACAAGACAAGAAAGCAACCAAGACAAAACACTCACTTTAACAATCAATAATGATTACAATGATATTGATATGATACAACAGGGAAGTGCAACTCATAGTGCCACAGTATCAATAAATGGTTTGTATGCTACAGACTTATATATGCTTCAACAAGGAGGCACAGCACAAACTTATTCTCTTACGCAAGATTGTCAAACAGTTGGGGGTTGCTCTGTTTCTGTGACGCAAGGCAATTAAAATAAGTATAAATACTAATGTTAATGGGCATGTGCCCGAATTATAGGAAAATGAAAATGTTAAAAACTACATTAAGCATAATAATGTTTGCTCTTTTCGTTCAATCTTGTGCATCAATTGGTGCTGTGATTGACGGAGGAAAGGCATTAACGACTGGCGTAGTTGACGCATCAGTCAAAACAGTGGGTGGTGTATCACAAGCAGTATTACAAGATGCTTCTGATATAACCAAAACAGCATCTGACGCAGTTGGCGGAGTTGTTGATACAGTAGTAGAAGAAGTTGATAGACAAACTGACGAACTACAAAACCCTAAAAAAG